TGGCATACCAGTTAAAAAAGTGGGTCAGGGCATGGCGGTTTTAAGTAACCCCTCTAAGCATCTTGAGAAGCTGGTAATGTCCAAATCCATAAGACACGATAATAATCCTTTTGTTGGATGGCAATGGTCGAATTGCGAGGTCTATGTGGACGTAAACTCAAATGTAAAAGTACGAAAATCAGAAGCGGATAAAAGTGCCAAAGTAGATGGCGTCATCGCGCTAATCGTTGCTATGCACTGCTCCCTTGACCATCCCAACACTTCAAGTTCATACGGTTTCCGTAGTATTTAAGGGATTATCATGGCAATACTAGATATTTTCAGAAACAAATCAGTCAAAAACAATGATGAAAGCAATACCCTTTTCGGGCAGACGGCTCTCGGAAATAACGTCATCCGTGGCGCGAATAAAAATCTTGCTTCTAATCAACTCCTATATGTAACAACTTCTGCTGTATCTGAATCAGGTCGTGTCGTTGACATGTCCGTTTTAAGCCGCAATAGCACTGTTATGTCTTGCGTTGGAGTTAAGGCAAGGGCATTGGCTCAACTACCCGTTAAAATCATGGCATACAGCGAAGACGGCTCGCTGGTAGATGCTTTAACAAGCGATGAAGTTACTGTAAGAGATAAAGCGAAAGCAAAATCAGTACTATCCTTGCTTCAAAACCCTAATAACTTTCAAAGCTCTTATGAGTTTTGGTATCAATGGTGTATGTGGTTTGAACTATCAGGCGAGTCATTTACAGTCCTATGGCGTAAAGACCAAGCCAATACAATGCAAACTCCATTGGAAATGTATGTCTTAGATTCTACTTTAATTACCGCTCAATTAACTGAAACCCGATATCCTGCTTACAGATTATCAACTCCGTCGTATGGATTTAGCAAAGATGAGCCACTTGGGTCTCATCAAGTCATCCACGCCATGGAAGCATCATGGCAAGGCTCGGCTGGTTTCAATAAAGGCACACTTGCGGTTGAATTAGTCGCTCTTGACCAAGATATTGACTTATATGCTAACTTCATCATGCAAAATGGTGCTAAGCCAAGCGGGATGTTTGTCACAGACCTAGTTATACCTGACACAAAATATAAAGAGATTGCGGCTCGATTGAAAGAAGCATGGGCAAGCATGACTGGCTCACGCACAACCGATTTAAGCAAGCCCGGTCAGTCTATGTTATTAGACAACGGTATGAAATATGTGCCGATTAATATGCTTAACTTACAAGACGCAGATGCGGCGGCTTTAAAAGAACAAACCATGAAAAGATTATGTGGATTATTTGGTGTCCCGCCAGCTATGTTGGGAATTGAAGCAGGAAAATTCAATAACAGTCAAACAATGCTTGATGAATTTTATAAATCAACTATGTTTCCTATGATTGTCAACATTCAGCAAAAATTAAAACAGTCGTTGTTAATTGGCTACCCAAATTTATGCGTAGAATTTCAGACAGAGAATTTCCTTAAAGGCGCACCACTTGACCAAATGAATTGGGCTGTGGCTGGCGTGAATAATGGTATATTAACTCCAAATGAAGCTCGTTCTTACCTTGGCAAACCTGAAATAGAGGGCGCAAGTGAGCTGAAAGACAAAGGTAGTGCGCCTTTTGAGCCAATTGCTGGCACATCCCCGCAAGATACAGGTGGCGGAGGTAATACAAATAGCGTTGGCAAGACTGGGCAAGCCGGAAAAGCATAATGACAGAAAAAGACATGAAGGAATTGCGTTTATTATTACTCACCGTTCAGTTAAAAAAAGCGGCTGAAAAAAGAATTGGCATAACGCTTAAGACTAACGGAATGAAAAACAAGGGAGTACCTATTCATGATTAAAGAGATTAAATTTTTTACTGAATCAAAAGTCATGCTTGGCGCAGGGCTTGAGGAAGCTAGTGATAGCGGTCTTATAGAGGCTGTTTTTACCACTTGGGGCGCGAGAGAGGGAGCAGACGGCAGACGCTTTAACTATAACGCCGCTCCATTCCAAGAATGGGCAAACGGCATGGCTGAATCAGACAAACCATTGCCAATGTTCTTTCAACATAACGATGAAGCGTTCCCAGTAGGCGAGTGGACTTCATTTGAATTTGATGATGTTGGGATGACGGGCAAAGGTCGTTTATTTACTAATACAAGTGATGGTAGAGACTTATACACTATCATGAAAGAAAGCCCGAATTTGGTCGGTGGCGTTTCAGTAGGTGCTTATGCAGACGAATATCAAATGGTGGATGCAGAGGGCAATCCATTTACTGTTGGTTCTGCTGACCCATACGAAGATGGCTACTTTCAAATCACTAAAGGTGGACTGCGTGAGGTTTCAATCGTAATGAACCCAAACAATCCAATGTCAAACATAAGCAAATTAGAATCATGCTTATTAGAAAATGGTTCTATTGAGCCACGGAATTTGGAACAAGCTCTGCGTGACGCAGGGGTTTCAAAGCAGAACGCGGAAGTCGCCGTTTCTGTATTTAAGGAAGTACTAGAGAAGCGTAATGCTACTCAAGTGCCACCTGAAAAAGAGCCTATTCGGAGTGACCCTGAATCGGAGGCTTCCAACGAAGCGATTTTAGCTGAATTAAATAAGCGAGAATTGCTTAAACAACTTAACAAACGTATTAAAGGATAAATCATGTCAAACGAAATCATTGAAAAGTTAGATGCTATTGAGGCAACTTCTGTTGCTGAAATTGCTAAAGTTACTGAAGCGGTAAACGCTAAAGTAGATGCAGTGGAAGTTTCTTTCGCTGAAAAAGTAGCCGCATTAGAAGCTAAAGTAGCTTCAATCAATGTAGCTCCATCAATCATCAAAATTGAAAAAACAATTCGCGGTGATGTAAACAAAATGGTTAAAGAACAATTAGCCGCTTTTAAAAATTCAAACTCTAAAGTTCAAAAAGAACTAAAAATGTTTGAAGATGAATCACAATACGATGCTTACTTGAAAGAAGCTTCAGCTTTAACGGCTGGTGGCTACAATCAAGGTGGTCGTACTGCTTATGACCCAGTATTTGTTGCATTGCGTTTGGCTAACCCATTACGCGGTCTTACTCGTACTGTTACTACTGATGGTTCAAGCTATCAATTCCGTGTTAAGACAGGTAATGCTGGTGCTCAATGGGGCTACGGTATTCAAAACAACGGTTCTGCTACAACTGAAGATACTTCAATTTGGCAAGTTCAATTGAAAGACTTAAATGTACAGTTCCCTATCCGTACAGCGGCTCTTGATGATATTGACGGTTTAAGCTCAAATGTTGTTGATGACATGTTAGCAGAATTCGCTCAAACAGAAGCTCAATCAATGATTTCAAATAACGACCAAAGTGGCTCTGGCACTAGCGTTGCAACTGGTGGTGCTGATGGTTTGCGTGGTCTTGACCAATATGGCGGTGCAAATTCTACATACGCTGGCGGTACAACTTCTACAGCCGCTTTTGGTACTTCAGGTACAGGCTCAACTGCTGGTTTACACTCTTTGGCTACATATGACCAATTAACTACTAACGCTAATACCGTTGGTGCTAATAACATCACATACAAAGATGTTGTGAATTTTGTTTACGCTTTACCACAACAATATTGGACATCAAACGCTAAATTCATGATTAGCCCAATCTTGTTACAAGCTATTCGTGGTTTAACTGATACAAATGGCGCTCCAATCTTTAACCGTAATGAGGGTTTAAGTGTTGAGGGTATCGTTGGTACATTGCTTGGCTTTGATGTAATTGTGAACAAGTATCTTGATACTCCATCACAAACCGCAACGGGTTCTGCTGGTACTGTTAGCAAATACCCAATGTTCTTTGGTGACTGGTCACGCTTCCACACGACTATTGACCGTTTGAACATGGTTTTACGCCAATATGACCAAACATTGCCCGGCTATATCACATATTTCGGTGAAAAACGCTTGGCAACTTCTGTTCGTGACCCATTTGCTGGCGTGCGTTATCGCTCAACTGCAACTGCCACAGCATAAATAGGCTCGGGATGGTGGTAATGCACTGCCATCCCTTTTTTAACCTAAAGGACAGACCAAAATGAAAATCTCTGAACGAATTTTAGAAGGCATTAAAACCGCCTTAATTGATGGTGAAGCAACCGTTGATTTAAAAGTTGTCAATGAAGCGAGTGCAATAACTGGTAGTGGTTCAGGGATTGGTGGTCGTGTTTATTTTGATGACGCTTTTGCCGCGGCAAGATACTTCAACCCTTTCCGTATGGGCTCACGCCAAATTTCAATTAGTGGTTCTGATGTCCAGTTTGTAGCTAAAACTGGTAATGCCGCTGATGCAACAGACCCATGGGGTTACACAGTAAATCCTAATAGTGGTTCACCTAATATTGATACAACAATTTGGCAATTGCCAGTTCGTGTTTTATCAGCTCAATTGCCTATTCGTACTGCCGTTCTTGATGATGTGAATGCTTTAGATTCAGCCATTGTTACAGACCTTGTTGCAGAGTTTAGTCAATTAGAAGCGGCTTCTATGGCTACTAACAATGACCAATCAGGTTCAACAACTGATTCAACTGGTGCAACCAATGGTTTGCGTGGTTTAAGTTCTTACGCAACTGGTTCTACAGCGTCATACGGCACTAGCGGAACTGGCATGACTAATGGTATTCATACCATCAAAACAATCAGCCACAGCGTTACTGTAGTAGATTACAACATGGTTACTGACATTGTAAATGCGCTTCCTGCTCAATATTGGTCAATGCCAACAACTGCATGGCATATTCATCCAACAATGATTAATTCATTGCGTCAATTAAAAAATACGGCTGGATTACCATTGTTCCTAGAGGTTGGTGATGAAGATGGCGCGGCTATTGGTTACATATTTGGATTCCCAGTAGTTCCAAACCCATATCTTGACGCTCCTGCGGTTGGTGCAGTTCCATTAGTTTTGGCAAACTGGGATTCATTCCTAACTATTGCAGATGTTGAAACAATGACAATCAAACGCTTTGAACAAACTCAAGCTGGTTTTGTGACGCTTTATGCTGAACAGCGCATGGCATCAACAATTCGCAATCCATTTGCTGGTGTATTCTTGAAAGGCATTTAATCATGTCAGCTAATTCATCAACTTATGGTGGTATGTTCCTCGCGCCCACGCGCAACCCATTCAATTATGAAAAGGTTGAGCAAACGGGGCGAGATTTAGCAACACAATGGCTAACCCTTGATGAAATTACGCAACAATTAAACCTTTTTGGTGATGAATCACAAGACCCATATTTAGAACAGGTAGAGCTTGCAGTACGCATGCACATTGAGGATTATCTAGGCTTGCCTATATTTCCTCAATCATACCGAGTTTATTATGGTCTTGGAAGTTTGTACGGCACTCCAGTGACGCTTGATTTGCCTGAAGTGTCACAAAATGGCGTTACTATAAACAGTGTTCAATATTGGAATAGTGATTCACCAAGCGTTTTAACAACGGTATCACCAACGACCTATTATTATGACGCAACTGGTAATAAGATTATTCTTACCACTATGCCAACTGAAATGAACACCAATAGAACAAACCCTATTATTGCCAATTACACTTTGGGCGCGAGCATTTTGGCTCAATACCCAGTGAT